GCACCTGCACCATAAAGAAAAGCATAGATAAATGTTTTAGCTTGGTCTCTATTAGTTAATCCTGCTGCTTTCATATTTGCTGTATGTATATCACCTGTAAGTAGTTCTTTAGTAAAGACATCACTATTCATATAATGTGCTAAACATCTTAATTCTAATCCACTTGCATCAGTACCTACTAATGTATATTTAGAAGGGTCAGAGACAGTCCAACAATCTCTACACTCTTTACCATAAGGAGAATAGATAGCAGGTACTTGAGCAAGATTAGGAGAATTATGTGCCATACGTCCTGTAACAGTCTTTAAGGTCATTACTCTACCATGTACTTTATTATTATCATCACATAATTCTATCCAAGATTTAATTTGTGATACTCTTTTTTGTAGTAGTAAATATCTTGAAAACATTTGAGCTTCTTTCATATCAATATTATTTAATACTTCTTCATTTACTATGACATTACCCTTATCAGTTTTAAGTGTAGGTTTCCATCCTTTATTTATTAGACGTTCAGCTATTTGTTTTCTACTTCCTATATTAAAAGGTATATATTTAACTTTAGTTTTAAGTTGTACTTCTGTTGGTGGAAATATTTCTGTAGCTTGGTTAGATAAATTATTAGCTTCATCTTCTAAAGATGCTTTCAATGTCATTGCTTTTCTTAAATCTAAAGTAAATCCATTCTCTTCTTGCTTATCTATAATAACTCTAACTTTCTTTTCTAGTTCTATAGATTCTTTAGAGAATTTACTTTTCTCTTTATCTAATTCATTCATTACTTTATGAGTTAAGTTTACATCCTGTGTGCAGTACGTAAGCATATCAGGAGAATAAGTATCAAAAGAATTCATATCTCCTTTTTCAAATTTTAATTTCTTTCCCCATGCACCTAGTCCATGTCCTTCTTCTCTTATAGGATTAAAGAGTTGAGACTCTATTAAAGTATCTCGTATATGATTAGGTTGAATAGACGAACCAGTAAATTTATTTAATAAAGGTGCATCAAAAGATAAACCATTATGCATTACAAATGTATCTATGTTCTTACTCCAATCTTTAAAGTCTTTACATTCTTCTTGCACCCAATGTTTAATCGTATTAGTTTTAGGACATTTAGCTACAATGCAATGAATCTCTGTAGCACTATCTTTAAATCCATTAGTTTCTATATCAACAATTGCCGCCATTTTCATCCTCCTCCTTTCCACACCAGTTACAAGGTTCTCCTTCACCTACTTCCATTTCAGTTTCTTCTTCTTCACAATAGTGTTTCCACATTTTTGGTTCATCTATTCTATCTGGATTTTCACTAGGACTAGGCATTACTATTTTTAATTGATGCCTATTATACATTACATTTGTAACACCATGTAGAGCCTTACTTTCTTGTTTAACTATATCTAAAATATCTCTAGCTAATTCTACTCGACCAGCTAATAACCCTTGGTCAAAACTATCTATAGTTGTATCAACAGGATTAGTTTTATTCATAAAGATTTCATCTTCACATAGTTCTAATATTTCTAGTATAATTTTATTATCCATTTTATTTTCCTTTTATTTAGTCTACATTAAATTGATTAGTGTCGTCAAGCTTATTATCTTTTAATTCTTTTAATCTACCTGTTGCTCTATCATAAAGTAGATTACCTGCTGCTCCTGTATCACCTGTATATCTATTCTTTAAGATACGAAGCATAGTTGTATTAGCTGTCATAGAATCATGTGCTTGTTGATTACGTTCAAGAGCAATAACACAATCACTAAGATGTGCTATTGAAGCTGAACCTCTTAGATGTGAGAGTGTAACTTCTCTACCATTTTCATGACCTATATCACCTGTTGGTCTTCTTAGATGTGATACTAATAATAAACCTACACCTGTTTGTTCTACTAAACTTCTAAGCTTAGTCATAAGAATATCAATAGACTTTCTTTCATCATCTCCTTCTTGTCCACTAACTAAGATAGATAGATGGTCTAAGATAATCCATTTACAATCTAAAGCTTTAGCCATGTACTGTACACGATTTAGTATTTCATCATTATGTATAGAACCAAAATGGTCAAAGGCATAGAACCTACCAGTTCCTATAGTAGCATCTTCCCACTTCTTTAATTCTTCTCTTGTATGTTGGTCTCTAATTTCTTTGATATATAATCTAGCACCTGCTTCAACAGACATAATATTAAATGCAGTTTTCCTAATGTTTTCTTCTAATGCTAAGACACCTATATTAGAATTAGTAGCAGTAAGTATATGATGCATTAGCTCTCTTGTTACAGATGATTTACCCATACCTGCACCTGCAGTAAATGTAACTAACTCACCTGTTCTCATACCATAAGTTTTATCATTAAGAGCTTGCCAAGGATATAAACATGTATCATTCTTTTGTTCTTCATATAAAGAACTTTGTAATGATTTAAGATTAACTATACCTGCTGGTGTATATACGTCTGCATCCCACCATGCATCTAAAAACTTTTTAGTTTCTCCTCGTTGTGTATACTCATTAGCATCTTTGTAATCTAGACGCATAATCTTACACTTGTTAGGTTCAAAGAGTTGAGCTACTTTAGATGCTGCTGCTTTACCTGCTTCATCATTATCAAAACAAATTATAATTGTTTCAAACTTATTTAAGTATTCATAAGATGCTTTACAATCTCTTACTGCACCAGCTGCTCCTGTCTTAACAGAAACACAAGCCCACTTAGCACCCATCATTTGATAAGCAGACATACAATCTATCTCACCTTCAGTGATGGTAACAAACTTACCTCTTGCTGCAAATAAGTTTTGTCCAAAGAGACCTGCTGTAGATATAGAACCTTCAGCCCAAAACTCTTTCTCTTTAGTATTACGTACCTTAGATGCTACATGTGCATTATTACTATCATAGTATTTATATATATGTTGTGTAATATTATTGTCATTGTCTTTACGTACAGCAACATTAAACTTACTACATGTTTCTTTATTTATTCTTCTATCATGAAGAGCTTCAATATTCCCTTCAGTAAAAGTAGTCTTAACTACACCTCTTATAGGTGCAGGTGTTATATTATTATTATTATTATTGTTCATTTGTTTCCTTTCTGGTGGTGTATAAGTGTTACATGAAAAGCAGTACCAGTGTCCATCTTCATACAATGTATTAGCATCACTAGAACCACAATTAGGACATGCTCCTTGTTTAATTACTTTATCGTTCATTTTATTCTCCATTTTAATTTATCTCCTAGTCATAATTATCTAAAGCTATATTATATAATTCATTAACAAAGTCTTTCTTATCTTCCATAACTTCATTAACTTCTTTCTTAGCTAATTTCTTAGCTTCTTGTTTAGAGTAACCTTCTTCTTGATACTCTTTAACAAAAGTCCAAAACATTCTGTTTCGTTCTTTATCCCAAAGATTTAAACTCATCCGTTATCCTTGCTGCTTTTATTCTTTTATCTTTAGAAAAATAAGTATATCTATAGTTATTATTTCTGTCAATATAAGAATATTGATTTTCTAAAAAATTAGAATCTAAAGCCATATCACAACCCATACTTTTCCATATGCCTTGATGCAACTCCCAATGTTCTTCTGGAGAAAGTGTACGCTGCTCATTTGTATTAGTCATCATGTTTAATATCCTTTTCTGCCCAACTAACACTGCCAGAAAAAGCTGCTTCTGGACTTATCTTTTGACGTAGATTATGTATCTCATCTGTTAATACTTTGATTCTTATATGAGCTCTGCTCAGTTGTTCTTGTAAATCTTTAATATTTTTTTTATATATTTCTTCTTGTTGTATTGTCATATTATTGTACCCTATATATTTTAATTGAACTACTTTCTAAATCAAAATCTACTGGTGCTATACTCCAGATAAATACTTCTGCTTCTTCTTTTGTTGGAAACCTCATTGGTATTTGGTCTTCATCTGTTAGATAGTCAGGCATATCTTCATTAGGATTCATATGTGCTATGACATAAGCATCTTGAATATTCATAATTATTCTCCTGTAGTTAATGCTATTTAAGTATAGCATATATATTAATTATATAAAATAAAAAAATAGAGATAAGAAAACCACACTAATTGCGTACTAGTATTAAGCATATCAGTGATATAACTAATACGATTGGAAAGATATAGTTTAACCAGAGTGTCTTATCTTTTTCTGCTGGTGCGAACCAGTGACCAGTACGTTTAGCTCTACGTAATCTTTCTTTATCTTTGTTCATTCTTCTTTTCCTTTCTTTCTCTATAAGGTATGTCAGGTATAACAATAACTTCTGAATCTGTTTCTATCCATACTTTAGCACCACAAGATAGAGGCTTATCAGGACTATAAATAACTTTACTTGGTCCTAGTATCTCAACCTGATGCCCATAGTTATTACTATTATAAGTCTTAACAGTAATCACTGGGTCTCTTTTATTATTCTTGTGATTAGATTTAATAACGTGTTGATTAATATGTATTTTAGTCTTCATGATTTATATCTCCATGTCCACCAACTACATCAAAAGATTCTTCAGATAGTATTTCATCTCTACCTATATATGTAGTTTCTGTTTCTAAATTATCTAACTTAATTTTTTTAGATTGTCCTATAAACAAACATTTTTCTCGCACATATTCTTCTATCTCATCAATAGATAACTTATCAGTAGAAGTTATAATGTATCTATCTACATTTTTATTTGTCTTTATTATTTCGTATTCGTATTTCATTTTTTATTCTCCTTATTATTGTTGCGTATTAGTACATACTCAATCTTATTAATCTTTAACATATCAAAGAGATGAAAAAGTACATCTT